GCGTACACGCATTGCAACTTGTTCTATTTCTTGTTCATCAATGCGCCGCGTTTTAGAAAACAGATTGTCGGGCGTAAAAACCAATCAAAACAATTGGCAATTTATTTATCCTAACGACACATCGATGAACCGCGTTAGTGAAATTTCTAATACATTTTTTGATTTTGGTTCACCGCCAAAAACACAAACACAATCAAGCGAAACAACAACCACAATGGATAATAGTGGTGGTGGTGGTGGTGACGGCCCATGATAAGACAAGCGACAAGATACGACATACCTAGACTGTTAGAAATCGTGGAGGCATACGCCTATGAAAACCCAATTAAAAAACTTGGCGAATCGCATAATCACTTTCCCCGCTATGTTGAAGAACTATTGTTTAGCATCATTCACGGGCGTGGGTTTATTTATATCGACTCGCATCTTAGGGGCGCGATTGTGGCTTACAAAACTTCTAACATTTGGTCGCCAAAAGTAAAAGAGTTAAACGAACTATTGTGGTGGGTAGAACCTGAACATCGCAATGGAACGGTTGGCGGTAGGCTTTGGAAAGCGTTTGATGAACGCGCAAAGGAAATGCTAAAAGCGGGCGATGTAGATATTGTTTGCACATCGATTTCGGCTAACGGCCCGTTGATTGATTACACGCGCAGGGGATACAAATCCCTTAGTGCAACTTTTGTTAGGGAATAAAAAAATGGTTGCAACTTTAATTGCGGGTTTAGAAATAATTGGCTTTTCTACGGCAATGGCAACCTTTGCCGTTAACTTTGCCATTTCTTATGTTGTTACCCGTGCGTTTGCAGATAACCCTGAAGCACAACAAGACATGGGCGTTAGGCAACAAGTACCGCCAAGCGCAGTTAACGCCATTCCTATTGTTTACGGCAACGCCTACATGGGCGGCACATTTGTTGATGCGGTGCTGACAACCGACCAAAAAACAATGTACTATGTTTTGGCTATTTCAAGCATTAGCCCTAATGGTCAATTTACTTTTGATACCGCTGATATGTATTACGGCGATAGAAAAATTACATTTGACGGTAGCGATTTAACTAAAGTTGTTAGCCTAACTGATGAAGCGGGAAATGTAGATACAAAGGTTAGCGGCTATCTTTATATAAATCTTTATACATCTACAACGGGTGGCACAATTACATCTGCAAATGGCGCATCAGCACCTAGCACGGTTATGGGTGGTTCTGATATTGCCGTTGGTCAGCGTTGGACAGGAACGCGGCAAATGAATGGTTTAGGCTTTGCTATTGTCAAACTAATTTACAACCGCGATGCCGATACTACGCAACTTAACCCAATTACTTTTAAAGTAGCGCATACGCTAAACGGTACAGGCGTAGCCAAAGCGGGTGATGTTTGGTATGACTACATGACCAACGCGGTTTATGGCGGTGCAGTAGATGCGGCGTTTGTAAATAGCACAAGCGCAACCGCATTAAACGCGTATGGCGACCAAAACATTACATTTACTAATTCAAGCGGCAACCCTGCTACGCAACCGCGTTACCGCATCAATGGCGTATTAGATGCAGGGCAATCGGTTCTTTCCAATGTTGACCGCATTGTTTCCGCTTGCGATTCTTGGATGACATACAACGCCGCATTGGGTCAATGGTCAATAGTAATTAACAAAGCCGAATCTACGGCGTATGCGTTTGATGATGACAACATCATTGGCGAAATCCGCGTTAGTGCAACCGACATTACTTCATCTATTAACCAAGTTGAAGCGAGATTTCCGTTTAAAGAAAACCGCGACCAAGCCGCGTTTGTTAACATTGAAACGCCTAGCGGTTTACTGTATCCCAACGAACCCGTTAACAAGTATTCAATTACTTACGACATGGTTAACGATTCCGTGCAAGCAAATTACCTTGCCAATCGTTTGTTGGAACAAGCACGGGAAGATTTGATTGTTTCTTTCAGCACAACCTATTACGGTATTCAAGTTGATGCGGGCGATGTAGTTAGCGTTACCAATGCCGATTACGGTTGGAACGCAAAACTTTTCCGCGTGATGAAAGTTAACGAAGCATCATTGCTTGATGGTAATTTGGGTGCGCGTTTAGAACTTAGCGAATACAACGCGCAAGTTTATGATGACCAAGACATAACGCAATTTACGCCCATACCTAATTCGGGTTTGGCATCAGTAAGTTATTTTTCACCATTAGCCGCGCCAACTGTTACAGGATTTCCAAGCGCAACAATTCCCTATATCAATATTCAAGTTTTTGTGCCAACAACGGGTCGCGTAACTTTTGCTAATTTATTTTGGACTACAAGCGCAACACCAACTGCCGCAGATTGGAAATTAGTTTCTAGCGCATCTACAACTAACGGGCAACCCGTTACTAATAATAGTTATTACACATTTGCCAACATCACACTAAACACGGGAACTTATTACTTTGCCTATATGGTTGGCAATGATGTAACAAGTTCTGTATTAAGCCCAATTAGCGCGGCATTAGTTTGGAATCCCGTAGCGGGCGCAGGGCCTACAGGCGCGACAGGGCCAACTGGTGCATCTCTTACAGGGCCAACTGGTGCAACGGGAAATTCAGGGGCTACTGGTACTGACGGCAATTCATCGCGCATTTGCTATTCAAAAACAACTTTAAGTTCTTTATCGCCAACGCCAACAACCATTACAACAAGTGGTAGCGCATCCTACCCGCCAAATGATTCATGGGGTGCGGGAACTGTATGGGGTGCAACCCCGCCCGCTATTGTTGCGGGCGAATCTGTTTACCAATCTGATGGTGTTTATTCCCCCGTTACTAATAACACCGTTTGGAATGTGCCATACCTTTCTAATTTAAAGGTTGGTCAACTATCCGCAATTAGCGCAAACCTTGGAACTATTACAACGGGTCAAATTACAAATAATAGTGCAAACACAACAATGCAATTAGGTGCGGCGGCGGGTGGCGCATCTGCGGGTGCAACAATGTATTTTGAACGCACGGGTTCGGCATCTTCAGCGGTTGGGCCAATCATTTATGGCAACGACATTTCCACTTCTAAAACATCATATTCGTATGCGTTTATTTCTAATGTTGCAGATACATTTTTAGTTTATACGGCGGGTTTGGGAATAGGTAGTTACAACGGCGTATTCCAAACCGCAAATGGAAGCGGCTCATGTTTTGTTAATCTTTCCGTGCAAGGCTACACGGAAGGCCCGCAATTACAAGTTAGCCAAACCCAATACAACGGAACTGGCGGTTCGCCCGTAAACCCTGCGGGCGATTTTGTTGCCTATGATGCTAGTTTAAATCAAGCGGCACGAATCAAACTTGCTTCAGGAACGGGCTATGCCTATTACATTGTTACGGGCGTTGGCGGGCCGTTTACAGGCGCACACGATGCGTTAATTTCTAAGACAGAAACAATTGTGCAAGGCGATATTGTTGTAGATGTAACTTTAGTTAGAAAAGCCACATTAAGCGACACAATTTTTACTGTAACAAAATCTACAACGCCCAATCAATGTGCGCTAGGTGTTTTTAATAGCGGTACAGAAATGTTTGAATTAGCCCCGCCTACTGCTTTGGTTGAAGGTTACAGAACACAAGTTAACCCGCTTGGCGATAATGATTACATTCCCATACCCGCGCCACAATTTTATGTATATGAACCTACGCACAATCAAGCAATTGTCAATTCAATTGGTGAAGGTCAAATCAATGTTTGCGGGGAAAATGGTAATATTGCCGTTGGCGACCTAATTGTTACATCTAGCACCGCGGGTAAAGGCATGAAACAAGCCGATGATTTGGTTCGTTCCTATACCGTAGCCAAGGCGCGGGAGGCGGTAACATTTTCTAGCCCAACTGATATACAAATGATTGCGTGTATTTATGTAAGTGGTTAGAATATGAAAATACAAGACACCATTAGCCCGCGAGATACGCGGATGTTCTAACTAAGTTTAGGGAACGCTAATATGGCGATTTTCAATAAGAATACGCTTGCACAAGTAAGCGGATTTGACAACCCGATTCTTGCGGGTGAATTGGTTTGGAATCAACAACCCTATTGGAATTTGACATTCCAAAGCAACCCATCTACAAGCACCCCCGTAAATCTAACGGGTGCGACTATTAACGCGCAAATTGTTCGCCGTGAACTATCTAACATCATTGATACCCGTAACGGTCTGGCTTTTGACATTGCTGATTACAACCCGCCGCCCGCCGCAATTCCCTTAACAATTACAAACATTGTTGCGGTTAATGGAACTTGCACATTGGTAATTGATGCGGCGGCTTGGGGTTTGATGTCAAATGACCCTGAATTAGAAATCAATGCCGCAGACACCGTTGGTTATTCAGGTCGCGTTAAAGTTTCTTTACCCGCATCAGGCATAACACCCGCTGATGACCTGATTATTTTTCTACTGTTTTTAGTTCGTTCTGATGGGGTGATTGTTTTATGACCGCTATTAAAGTTCAACCCGCAAGCAATGTAACTATAGTTGTTGACCGCGGCGTAGCGGGGGCTACTGGTCCAACAGGACCGCAAGGCAATAGCGGCCCTACAGGACCTACGGGGGCAACGGGCGCACCTAGCACGGTGACAGGCCCAACGGGGGCGCAGGGTGCAACGGGTGCATCAGGACCTACAGGCGCAACGGGTGCGCCAAGCACCGTGCAAGGTCCTACGGGGGCTACAGGACCGACAGGCGCACAAGGCACTACGGGAAATGTAGGACCTACTGGCCCGCAAGGGGTGCAGGGCATCCAA